GAATAATGCATTGTTTAATATTGCCATATATTTTAAACAAGCAGATCCAGATACTTGGCAAGATAAAGTCGTCGAAGCTAATCTTAAATACATGACAAAACCATTAAGTAATAGTGAAGTACAACAGTTATTAAAATCAGTTGGTAAAAAAGGTTATGATAAATACAGATGTAAACTTCCACCAATTGTAGATGTTTGTAATGCATCATTATGTAGAACAAAAAAGTTTGGTGTAGGTTCTGATGAAGATGCCATGCCTTTGTTAAGCAATTTACAAAAATATAATTCTAATCCACCACAATATTTTTTAAATGTAGGAGAAGGAGAAACTTTAAGAAGAGTAGAATTAAAAACAGAACATTTAGCAAATCCTGTTATGTTCTCTATTGCATTACTTGAAAAAGCAGATCTTGTTATACCAAAATTAAAAGATAAAGATTGGAGAGAATTTTATTTAAAACCATTAATAGAAAGAATGGAAACGATTCAACCTTTAGAATCATTAGATCCTAAAAATCAAATCATTTCTTTACTTCAAGATTGGACAACCAATAGACAGAATGCAAGAACTATGGATGACATCTTTAATAAACTTCCATACACAGATGAAAAAAGAGAGTTTACATATTTTAGAATGGAAGACTTTTATAATTTTTGTAAAAAAAATCATTGGGAAATGGACAAACCTAAAACAGGTAATCTCATTAAATCTTTGAAAGAAGATAAAATATTTATAGAAGAAACTAGAATGAAGATTAAAGGTCAAGAACCTAGATTAGTTAAAATTAGAACTATGAAAAAGATTGATGGATCTGTAACACAAGTTAAATACCATGAGGAACATTTTTAATGATAGGAATAAACTGGTTTTTAAAATACAGATTATTAAAACAAGAACTGGATAAAACAAAATTGCAAAAAGAAATATTAGAAAGGAGGTTAAAAAAATATGAAAACAATAATACTAGGACCACCAGGAACTGGAAAAACAACAACGTTGTTAAACTTGGTAGATGAATTTATTAAACAAGGAATTAAGCCAAGAGAAATAGGTTATTTTTCTTTTACCAAGAAAGCAGCAAGAGAAGCAGCAACAAGAGCAGCAGAAAAATTTGGATTAAGTCCTGAACATGATTTAACTTATTTTAAAACTTTACATTCACTTGCATTTAAATTGTTAAACATGACAAGAGATAGAATGATGAGTCCAGAAGACTACAGAGAGTTTGGATTAAAATGTAATATACCAATTAAGACAGCGTCTTATTCTGATGAAGATGGCATATTTAATTCTGATAATGAATATCTAACTATCATTAATACAGCTAGAGTTAAGAAGATAGACTTAATGGAATGTTATGATTCAAGAAGAAACTTATTAGATGTAGAAAGAGATACATTATTTTTGATAGACCAAGAACTTAAACGATTTAAAAAAGAAAAAGGATTAAAAGATTTTACAGATTTATTAGAAGAGTTTGTTGATAAGGATATATCACCAAAATTTAAAGTATTATTTATAGATGAAGCGCAAGATTTATCACATTTACAATGGGAAATGGTTAGATCTATTTGGAAAAAAGCAGAAAAAACATATATTGCAGGTGATGATGATCAAGCCATTTTTAAGTGGGCTGGGGCCGATGTAGATCACTTTATAGCGTTAAAGGATGAGGTAGACGAGATCAGGACGCTTAATCAATCTTATCGTATTCCTGGAGGTCCTATACACGAATTATCACAAAGAATTATATCTAAAGTTAAAAATAGATATGAAAAAGATTACAAACCACGACAAGAAACAGGTATTTTAAGGTATTACACTGATATTACGCAAGTAGATATGTCTAAAGGAGAATGGACTGTATTAGCTTCAGCTAATTATTTTTTAGATAATGTTAAGGAATTATGTGAATTACAAGGATGGTATTATCAATATAAGGGAATAAATTCTATTTCATTAGAATTATTATTAGCATTAAGTAATTGGGAAGATTTTAGAAATGGTGTTTCATTAAATTACCTACAAATAAAAAACATATATAAATATTTAGGTGCCAATGTAACCCCTGGTTATAGAGATTCAAAAACTTTAAAAGCAGAGGAAAAGTATTTAATACAAGACTGTATTAAAAATCATGGTTTACTTACTGATAAAGTATGGTATGAATCATTTGAAGGTGTAGACACAATTACAGAAAATTATATTCGTAATATGAGAGCTAATGGTGAGAAGATAAATAAGACTCCACGTATTCTTATGTCAACTATCCATGCGTTCAAAGGTGGTGAACGAGATAATATTTGTGTTCTATTAGATTTAACAGCTGCCGCAATTAAACAAAGCGAAATAGATCCTGATGATCTACATAGATTGTATTACACAGCTTTCACAAGAGCGAAGAAAGAATTACATATTGTAGATCCAAAGAATTTTGATCGCGCATATTTAATATGATTAAAATAAAAGAAATAGATAAAGAAGGAAAAGATAAATATTTTATTGTTTACGAATTAAATAGTAAAATATTTACATTTAATGGTAATTCAAAAGATGTTTTAGAAGATTTATTTAAAACTAATAAAGAAATTAATGAGCAATAAAACATTTTTTAGACAAGTAGGTGGTAAACATTATAAACAAATGGCAATACAGCCATCTATATTTATTAATGAAAACAATTTACCTTTTGCAGAAGGCAATGCAATTAAATACATTTGTCGTCATAGATTAAAAGGTAAGAAGGAAGATATATTAAAAGCAATTCATTACTTGGAAATGATTTTAGAAAGAGATTATAAAGATAAATGACACGAACATTTCAACAAGTTTTATTCACACCACAAACAGAATGGGTGGTCCCTGAAGAATTAAAAGACTTACGCGGTCATAAAGAAATTGCTGTGGATTTAGAGACCTGTGATCCGGAGTTAACAGAGCTCGGATCGGGGAACGTGGTTGGTCGTGGTAAAATTGTAGGAGTTGCGGTGGCAGTAGAAGGTTGGTCAGCATATTATCCAATTGCACATGAAGGTGGTGGTAACATGGATAAGAAATTAGTTTTGAATTGGTTACAAGATTTATTTAAACAAGATGCTACATTTATATTTCACAATGCAATGTATGACGTATCTTGGTTAAGATCTACAGGACTTACATTACCAAAAGATATTAGGGATACTATGATTGCAGCATCACTCGTTGATGAGAATAGATTAAGTTATAGACTTGATACACTTGCAAAAGAATATGCAGGGATAGGTAAAGACGAAGCAGTATTACAAGCAGCAGCAAAAGAATATGGAATCAATCCTAAAAAAGATTTATGGAAACTTCCATCTATGTTTGTTGGTCAATACGCAGAAAGAGATGCACAATCTACTTTAAAACTTTGGCATGAAATGAAAGTAGAAATTAACAAACAAGATCTTGTAGATATATTTAATATGGAAACAAAATTATTTCCATGTTTAGTAGATATGAGATTCAAAGGTGTAAGAGTAGATTTAGAAAAAGCAGAAAAAATTAAACAAAAACTGATAGATGAAGAAAAGAAATTGTTATTTAAAATCAAGGAGTTAACAAAGATTGATGTAGAGTTATGGGCCGCAGCATCTATTGCAAAAGCATTTGATGCACTTAAACTTCCATACGATAAAACAGAAAAAACAGGAGCTCCAAGTTTTACAAGAAACTTTTTAGCAAATCATCCACATGAACTTGCTCAATCAATTGCAAACGCAAGAGAGATAAACAAAGCACACACAACTTTTATAGATACAATTACAAAACATTCTCACAATGGAAGAATACATGCAGATATAAATCAAATTAGATCTGATGATGGTGGAACTGTTACTGGAAGATTCTCAATGTCTAATCCAAACTTACAACAGATTCCAGTAAGACATAAAGAGTTAGGTCCATTGATTAGATCTATATTTATTCCAGAAGAAAATTGTAAGTGGGGAGTTTTTGACTACTCACAACAAGAACCAAGAATATTAGTTCATTATGCTAAACTACAAAAGTTAGATGGTATTGATGAAATTGCAAATGCTTACATTAGTGGTGAAGCAGATTTCCATGCAGCAGTTGCAAAGATGGCCGGCATTGAAAGATCACAAGCTAAAACTATTAATCTTGGATTGATGTATGGTATGGGTAAAAATAAATTAATGGCTGAATTAGGTTTAATGAAAGAAGCAGCTGAAAAATTAATTGCACAGTATCATGCCAAAGCACCTTTCATAAAACAATTAATGAAAAATACTACAAATAAAGCAGAACGATCTGGCGTGATTAGAACTTTGAAAGGTAGAATTTGTCATTTTGATTTATGGGAACCATTAACATTTAATACAGGTACACCTAAAAAATTAGAAGATGCACAAAAAGAATATACGTTTGGTATTAAAAGAGCTT